TTCAAATGGATATTTTGAGAGTGACACCGATAATTGCAGACATGCATGAGTCGGGACTGTTCGCCACAAAGCACAGTCGTGGCGAGTTCGAGACCGACAAACAGCGATGGTTTGCTGCGGCAGCGGACTGCGGGATTGTAGGGGACAAGCGTATTGCCAAGTGCTGGAAGCTGTACGTTAAATCTTGCTTCATTGCAGATGAGCCTCATGAAGAAAACCAGGGGAGCCCTAACATCGTGGTAGATGCCGTTAATTGGGTAACGATGTACTGCGACCTCGCAGAGATTCTCGCGGAACGTGACGGGGTTGAGTTGACTACAGTTACCGACGAAGAGGGCAACGAGGCCTACACCGACGATGCTGGCGAGGCTTGGCTAGGCTACATCGAAGAGGCGGAGACTATTCTCTCCCGCTTGGGTATGCGTAAGCGAAGATAATAATTCTAACTGATGAGTTGCAGGGGTTGTTCCCCTGCCGAAAACGTGACGATGGGGCTGCGGAGCAGCAAACGAGTAGACCCTGTCGGCGTTCTTAGAAAACAATTTTTAGGAGATAAAAAATGCGTAATAAAATGAACGAGACACCATTGGATGTGGCTAGAGCAAGGATTCTTACCGAGATATGGGCTAGAGGTGAACGAGGTGACAACCAAAAGGGTTCGGGCGTTGACACCGACAGCTTTGACCTACAGGTGCAAAAGCACTACGCAAAGATTCACAACCAGTTAGCCGATAAGTGGGGTTTTGACCCAATAGACTTTGAGGTGCTTCACACTGAAATGCTGGCTGGCTTGCTGGTAGACGGCGAATTAGCTGATGTTCTGGAGGAGACAGCCTAGCAATTCCAACTGATGAGTCGGGGGTGATTCCCCCGATGAAACCGCTAATGGCGGTATTGGATAATCAAATACTAAATGTAAGGGAAAGGTAATGAATACAAAAGTAAATGGACACATGCCAGATGGGACACCCGCGAGAGTTGACTATTTCAGCATAGAATCTACTAACCGTGAAATTAAAGGGTTTTTGGAAGAAAACCCCGATGTCAGCGAGGCGATTGACAATATGTTGCACAACGCCCTAGGCGCGAATGGGTACAACCCCGATTGGGTCACTTGGAAAGCAAGCTTTCTTTTGTCTTTTCAAGAAAAGGAGAACATATGAGCGCAATGAATGTAGCGCGTAGGCTGGCGAGGCAGGAGAGCATCACCTCGCTATGCAATATGCACAACCTTTCGATTTACCACAGTGGTGGCAATCATTTCCACCTCACGCCACGCGATGAAGGTTGGGGTATCTGGCTGATCAACCTAGCCGAAGACTTAGACGAGTGTGAGCACTGTGAGTTGCCTACCCAGAGCGATGACATGTGCATGTTTGGCTATGGCGAGAATTACTTTTTCACAGAGTTGCGTCAAGGCGTTAAGTTCATGAATGAATTAATAGAAAAAGGAGTGGGTACAGATGAAAACTAAAAACCAAGCGAGGCTAGTTAGCCAGCAGATCAACATCATGGTCTCAGCCATGAGTACTATCATCAATCTGTCGATTGAGAGCACTGAGATAAACGACCACCTAGCAACGTGCTACCCGTTTGGAGAGTCGCTTGATGACCTGTTGCCTAACGTCGAAGCGTGGGCCAACGCTCAAGCAATCCACCCAGCAATGGACGAGGATGAACACCCAGTTCAAGTAACTAAAAACCTTGCCATCGCAGTGATTCAGGCATCAATTGAATCCGCCCTTCTAAAAATTGGACACGAAGCGGCAGAGTGGGAGGTCGAGCAAATCACCGTCAACACTGACGGGTTTCCAAGCGCATATGACAAACATCAAGGGGAGGTGTTAAGCCCATTGAACGATGCGCTTTTTGCTTTGGTTGAGTCGGCTTGGAACTGGTGCAATTTGTATGAGGACGCAAACGGCCTTCAGTTCATTGCCGACAGATCCACCATTGATTTTGCTCGGAACAAACATGAAATTGACCCAGCAAAATACGCTTGCCTGATTGTGGAGTACATACAAAAGCAGTACCAGCACGATGGCGAATATGGCTTTAGCTACGATGACTACCTTTCCTGGTTTTGGGATAGGGTTCGGAATGGCGACAGCCTGTTAGATTTCATGAGCGACACCTTTGAAAGCTTTGGCTTTAAGGATGAGGATGAAGCTGAGATCTGGCACCTAATCTGTGAGCAGAAAGACGACATGAAGCACATTAGGTAGCTAAAGATTTTTGGGCGCAAGACGTACCTTTTGGGCGCAAGACGTACCTTTGTAGGTGTTGCACCCCCTCAAAATATAACGTACCATTCGTACCACAACCAATGAAGGAGAAGTAAATGTTTGCAGATATTCAAAGCCGCCTAGATCAGATTAAGCTGGAGATTCAAGAAATCGTGAACAACGAGGATGTGGCAAAGGCGCTGGTTGAGTTCTACCCAGACCAAGGCACTTACCTCAACCCCGCGACCCATGTCGATGAGTGGAACGGCTGGCTAGACGTTGATGTCATGCAGTCGTTTGACGAGATCGACAACGGGCTGCAAAACCTACAACGTGTTTTTGATGAGGCTCAAATTCCGCCACCAGCAGAAGAAGAATGCGAGGAAGAAGATGAAAGCTTTGAAACTAATTAAAATTGTAGATGGTCGAAACACTGGTGAAGTTTTGGATGGTACGCCGGTTAATTTTGTAGCATGGTTTGTGGACGAAACTGGAATAAAATATTCGGGTTACAAATATTCAGAAGGTTTGAAATCTCATGCTACAGGCAAGAATTTCGACTTGACTCAAACCACATTGCTAAACGGTAAAGAGTGCATTCGCAAAGTAAAATCCGCAAATCTGATCAAACAAATGTTGACCTTAATCGAGGAAAACAAAAGCTCAGTACTTGATCAGGCTAAAAAATGGACTAAAGCACTTTCCGCATAAGCGGCTCAACTCCAACTGAAGATGGCGGGGGTGGTTCCCCTGCCGAAACCTACGGGTCTTGGATAACCACAACATACTAAAACAGAGAAAACGCTATGAAAGCACCAACAAAACAAGAAGTAATCGACCAGTTGAAAGAAGAGGTCAGGCTACGCAGCTTGGATCAAGAGCGTCATATCCGCACTACGCAGCAGCTTCGCGCAGCAGAGACGCGCATCGAGGCGCTTCAGCAGCTAACCAAAGGCACTGATGTCTTTCAGGTTTCGCACCCTGCCAATTTATTTTGGCACCGCTTTGCTGATCACGGTCTGCGGATTTACACACATGGGGATGACCATGATGACAGCAAGCAATTGCTGACTAGGATACCCCTTTTCACCAACTGCCACGGCGAAACCGATACGCAGAGCAAGATAGAAATCTTGTTGAAGTTGCAAAAGTTGCTGTCTGAAGCCTACGAGTCCTTTCCTGATGAATACATCGGGGTGGAGATTTTTATGGCAGAAAATAACGTGAATGCCTAATGAATGAAGCTTACGAAAAATGGCTTGCTGCTGGGAACAAGCCAACTCAACTGCCCTCTGATGCAACCGCTGGCAAGACCAGATATTGCATCAACTGCGGCTTAGCCAAACCAGAGGCCGACTTCAAGTTAACGGGCAATGTTAAGTGCAGAGCCTGTTACGAGCGTCGAGGCCTAAAACCAGGAGCCCACAATGAGTGAGATAACAAGGGAGCAGATTGAGGCATCACACCCTGATGCCCCGTGGAATCAACTAGACGCTGAGTTTTGCGACAAGCACCACGACATTGAGCTTGAGCGAGTAGACGGCGAGGATGAGGACGGCAAGTACAGCTTCTCGTTTTGCCCAGTATGCCAATCGCTTGATGAGTTAAACGCTGGCGACCTGTACTGCGAAGATTGTATTAAGACAGATCTTTCTTTTCAGGAAGGCGAAGGCTTTTACTGCCTAAACTGCGAGGATTTCACAGAAACAACATACCTTGGGGTATCCCCAGAGGAGGCAAACCATGCCTAAATTTAAAGTAACTTTTACCAAAACAACCACTGAACTTTTCCTTGTCGAGGCTGAAGATTGGGAATCCGCTGAAGATATCGTGAATTCCAGCGATATCAAGCCCTACCACACAAGTGGCTGGGGCAATGGCGAGGGGACTTTTGATACGGAGGAGGTTGATGAAAGTCCTTGACCTGTTCTCAGGCATTGGCGGCTTCTCATTGGGCCTAGAGTGGGCGGGAATGTCCACTGTGGCCTTTTGCGAACGCGACCCCTACTGTGTCAAGGTGTTAAACAAACACTGGCCTGACACACCAATCCACAACGACGTTAAGGAATTAGATGGTCACCAATACCGAGACTCAGTTGAGCTTATTTGCGGAGGATTCCCCTGCCAGCCTTTCTCAGATGCAGGGCCAAAAAACGGCGCGAGCGATGACCGTCACCTCTGGCCTGAGATGTTTAGAATTATCAAAGAGTGTCGGCCTAGATGGGTCATTGGCGAAAACGTTTCTGGCTTCATCAACATGGCGCTCGACAATGTGTGCATTAACTTGGAGAGTGAAGGCTACGACGTCAGGACGTTCGTACTTCCAGCTTGCTCCGTCGATGCTCGACACCGAAGAGATCGCGTCTTCATTGTGGGCTACTCCAGCGAGTGGAGAGGGCGGCGGAAGACCGAGCAACAAGAACCAAGACGGGTGGCATTGGACGGGGACGAAATGGATTCGACCAAACGGAACCAAGTGCCAGACCAGCCTATCGGATCAGATCAGAATGTACCCCACACCAACAACCCGCGACTACAAAGGGGGGCGGTCACCTGCCACGCTGAAAGCCAAGGGCCGACTGCCGAGCAACTCATTGCCGGATACAGTGAACGCTTTAGCGGGGGGAACTGGCCCTCTGAATCCAGCATTCTGCGAATATCTCATGGGGTTCCCAATCGGGTGGACAGAGTTAAAGCGATAGGTAATGCGGTTGTCCCGCAACTAATTAAAGCAATCGGTGAGTTAGTGCTTGCCGCCGACAAGGAGATGGAAGATGAAAGTTGAACTAAACAAAGAAGAGTGTGACCTTTTGACGCAGCTAATGGGTACATCAAAAGATGATCCAAGAATCCACGGGCTAATTGGTACTTGTTTCTGGTCTCACAACCACAGCAAGGAAGACGAGAAGCAACTCAAAGATTCTTGGACTTCGATTCAAAGTAAGTTGAAAGAGGTCTGCGGATAAAATGGTTGCCCCTCTTGCACGGAGGATGCGGGGTGCAAAGAGGGGAACCATAGGCGCGAGAAAACGCCATGTCCGACCAAGACCGGCGAAGTCTCTCAAATTACATCAACATATGCAATTGACAGAATTATCTCTTAGTTGCTAATTTTTTCATCACAGACTTAAATCCAGGAAGATTCTTTTTTGACACCTTTCTGTTCTTCATTAGCAATCCGCAAGACTTAATCACTTGATCATCATCCCCGTAATTCTTTTCTAGAAAGTCAGCAATGTCCTTGAGCATCATCATTGCAAGCTGGTCTTTGATGTTTGCCTCCAATCGCTTTAGGACACTGCGTAAGTGATTAGCTGCAATGCACTCGCTGGGATTGATATCCCCAGCTTTGTGCATCCGCTCCACAAAATTAGAAGTTCCAGTCATCTTTGGTCTCATGAAAATCTCTTCTACCCGTTGATCTCGCAACTTGCGCGAACGGTTCAGGGTTATGTTCACGGTCTCTGTACCTCCCCGTCACCGGATCGTACTGAAGTTCCGCACTGCCTATTGAACCAACCCACTTGAATCTGCATTTCCAGCTATGTACCTCGATGTGCTCACCTAATCTGTGAACTGTTATGCCGCAATCGGCTTTAGCAAACCATGCAGCAGACCCGCTGATGTGGTTGCCGTTTGGGATAGGCATCTTGCCCTGATCGTTTGCCCTCATTTTAGCAGGGTGAGCAATGAACCAGATGTGAAGGTCATGACTTCTAGCAAACTGCACCATGCGAGTGAGCATTTCGCTGATCGCTTGATGCTCGTTCTCGCCGCTGTTCTGGGCTATGTAATTGTAAGGATCAATCACCAAGCCTCGGCAACCAAGCCTCATGACAGCCATTTTTGTACGCTCTATGATGCTGTCTATCGTTGCCGCTTCACCATCCTTGGAATCAAGAAAGGCAAAGTGATCATTGACCCAGCTTCTAGACTCCTTCATCTCATCAGAAGACATTCGCTCATGATGACCCTCAAAGAATGGCTTACGGGCGTACTTCTCAGACAGCTTGATGATGTGCATTGCTGGCGGGTTCTCAAAGCTTGCGATGGCAAACTTCCAATCTTCTTTCTCGGCTAAGTTAACTAGTACCGCGTCGATGAACTCAGACTTACCAGATCCAGGGAGCCCCGTTACTACAGTCAATTGACCTTGAAGCACAGTGTAAACATCGTCTAAGCCACGGAATCCGGTAGACATACCCTTCATCAAACCCTTTTCGTACAGGAAGGCAACGTCATCAGCGTAGTCATTCGCTGAATACACGCCGACCAATGGGGTTGGACTCGCCTGATTGATGAGATCTACTAAACGCTCTTTGCCTTGATCACGAAGGACATCATTCGCATCCTTGCAACCTTCTGGTAGATCTAGGTGGTAGCACTTAGCTCTGCCGACTCGGCGCATGATCTCTTCACCAAGAGCTTGCCCTGGCTCATCGCTGTCAACAGCCAAGATAATCTTTTCTGCCTGTTCAAACACATCCTTGGCAGCCCAGAGATAAGCAAACTTTCTGTCTTCGGCAGCATCAACACGCTTGTTGCTGACCTTCTGAGGAGCACCATTAGGAACACTGACTACTAAAGTATCGGGGCAGTCGCCTAGTGCTGACGCAATTGCCAGAGCGTCAAACTCGCCCTCAGTAATGATGATTGTTTTTAGGCCATCAGATGGTGCCTGCTCAATGCCCCAAAGCGTTTGCGCGGAACCGTCTTGGGTAAACTGCTTATCGCTTACCGCTCTCCATTTGATGGCTTCATTGTCGCCGTAGACAAAGCCAATGGCATCCAGTTCACCGCCGTTGTGAAAGTATTTGGTTCCACCAACCACGTTATATCCACCAATGGTCTCAGGGTCGATACCCCTCTCAGTCAGGAACGCATTCATCAGGCCTTTATCTGATGTCTTTGGCTTACTGATGGCTTTTACGGTGGCTGTCTGCTCTGAAGGAAACCCATCGAAAGAACTAATTTCCCTACTGACCTTCCCCGATACCTCGCAGTGCCAGCAGCGATAGAGTACGCAGCCGCCATCAGGCTGGATGTTAAATGTCTTTTCGTTTTTCTTTTTACGTTCCGGCGAACATACAGGACAAACGTGCCTACCTGCCTCGTTGCTGGTCACAAAATATTCTAAATCTGATTGATTCATGTGCATCCTCCTTGTGAATCGTTTCAAAAAATGTTAAATCTATAGAACGCCATCTGAGAGAACGTTCTCTTCGATAGCTTTCTTCCCAACTTTAAGTTGGGTTTAGAACGTACTGCTTAGAACGTTCTCTTAGTCGGTAATCTTCTCAACCTTGATCGTTGCTCTGGGGTTCTCCTTGTCGAGCGCATGGTAAATATGTTTTTCCTTCACTTGCCTGTCGTTCTTGTACGCAAAGCCCTCTAGACAATCCAAGATGACCGATTCATCCAGATCAGGTCTGCGGGTCACATACCAAATCTTAATCGTCACCCTAACGTCTCCCTCAATAAGCTCATCGAGGGTCGGGCATTGCTTCTTAAAGGCATCGACATAGTCTCTGGCCTTCTTACTCTTTATCAATCTAGGTCTACCCCCGAAAGCTACAATCTTCCGACTGTTGGCTTTGCTGGCAGGTTCGCCGTAGATTGTGGTCTCAAAGATGTTGCACATGTTATGATGGTTCGCTATGATACGCAAGCGGAACAACAGGAGGAATCATATGAGCAAAATTGGAAGTTTTGTTTTGGAACAAGAAGAGCGTGGTAACACGCAATGGAACGAGGAACAACGTAGCTATGAGTCTAATCATAAAATCGAATGTCGAGATGAATGTGCGGAGCACGGGAGAACCGTTGCCAAGCATACCTTGGGATCAAATGTTTTTCAAAGATGCCTTCGACATACCAGTAGAAGAGCCGGACATAGTCCGAAAGTTGGCGGCGGTCAGAAGCGCATACAAGCGTTACTTGCTAAAGCAGGAAGATCCACCAGAGCGAGAATTCTTTATAGGTCAGCACTCCGACGAGGCAGGCTTGCTCGTTCGGATTTATTGTAAGCAAGGGCCGATTCGTGAAGATAACCAATAAGCACAAACTACCAACCCCGATTGTAAATGCCCTTAGTAAGGACACTTACACCCGTGGAAACAGTCACAGGTCTGTGACGCAACTCATTGATTCTCCTAGAATTAGGATCTTAACTGAGAAGCATTGGGATGATCTTGAAGAAGATATCTCTAGCAAACTTTGGTCTGTACTTGGTACAGCAGTTCACTCGATGTTTGAGGACGCTGACCAAGGAGACTCGATTAGTGAGGAGCGATTGTTTGTTGATGTTGATGGGTGGACGGTGTCCGGCGCTATCGACTTGCAGGACGAGGACGGCCCAAGTGATTACAAATGCACCAGCGTGTGGTCTGTGATCTACGAGAAGAAAGAGTGGGCCTATCAGTTGAACGCCTACGCTTGGCTGATGCGCCACGCCAAAGGTCAGGTGTCTAAGCAGTTAAAGATAATAGCTGTCATGCGTGATTGGAAAGGTCGGGAGGCACAAAACAATGCCGACTACCCACAGTCACCCATAGCAGAGATACGGATACCTCTCTGGTCTGAGTCGGAACAAGATCGGTACATGGCTGACCGAATCAAGCTGCACCAAGACGCGGAGTACGCAAACCTAACCGGCGACAAGCTACCACTTTGCACTGACGGTGAACGTTGGATGAGACCGGCACAGTACGCGGTCAAAAAGGGTAACAATAAACGCGCAATGAGGGTTTTGGATACTCAGGAAGAGGCTGAAGGATATATCCGTAGCAAGTTCCCAACAGGTGGCGCTCACATAGAGCATCGACCAGGGGAGCCCATAAGATGTGCGGCTAACTGGTGTCGGGTTGCAGATTTTTGTGATCAGTGGCAGGGAGAGCGCAATGCTTGAGCAGCAAAGAAGCGTGTTTGAAAAGATGATTGGTATTTGGTCGATAAGCAAGATACCCAATCTACAAATGAGGGTTATTGGCGGTGGTGAAGTGGTATTCACCTGTGCCGCTGGCCCGATATGCGAATTGAATTTTGATTTGTTCGATAAACTGGTTCCGCTAGAAGTTGTGGAACTAATTGAAGCTAAAATGGAGAAGAAGTATGGGATCAACGGCAAAAAGTACAGAGCAGACCTTCGTGGATATATGGCAGACCCTTTCAGCAGTCAACGTTGAGGACTTCGTTCAAGACAAGATGGGTCTAAGATACCTGTCTTGGGCAAATAGCTGGATGGTTTTGATGGATCATTACCCCCAAGCCATCATGGACTTTGGGGCAAATGAGATGCACGAAGACGGCACAGTGACTGTCCACTGCACTATTGTGATTGACACCTATGCTAGGCATATGTGGCTACCAGTGATGGATCATCGTGGTAGAGCAGTAGTCCGACCTGACGCAAGGGCAATAAGTGATAACAAAATGCGATGCATGGTTAAGTGCTTAGCATTGTTTGGCCTTGGATTGTACATCTATGCGGGTGAAGACCTGCCTAGTGCGGAAAAGGACGCGCCAAAATCGAAACCAAAACCAACGCCAGCACCCGCACCTGTAGCAATAATAGAGGAAGCACCTGCCGCAACCAGTAAATCAACGCGAGTAGCTTCTGAGGAGTTTGTAGCTGCGATGAAGCAATTCATCGACATGATGACCACTGACGAAGGTTTGAGGGGCTACTGGAATGACAACAAGGATCAAATAACAACGATTCAAACCCAACACGCCGACCTCTATAAAAAGATGGTCGAAATGTTTACCAACCGTAAAGCAGCAATCTTAAAAGGAGAAACGAAAGATGCCTAATTATGACCTGAAAGAGACCAGTTCTGGCGCTCTATTTGTCGAGAAGGAACGGAAGAGTGAAAAAGCCCCGTACTACCGTGGCCCATTAACGATAACGAAGGCTCAAGCCCGATTTATCATGGAACACTTCAAGGCTGGTGCAAGTGAGCTAGACATTAGGATGGCTGCTTGGAACAACGATGGGCCAAGAGGTAAGTATATTGGCATCACTCTAGAGGTTATGCCTCCAGAGGACGGTCAATCTGCACCGCCACCACCGCCTCCACCAGTTGAGGTTGCCCCCATCGAAGACGATATTCCGTTCTAGATGGATCTCCAAGACAAGCAGTCTTGGTGTGAGCTTGGAGAGCTTGAGGAGGGCAACTTCCTCAAGTCCCAAGACTTTCACTTGGTGAATGTATTGCCCAACGTGGCAAAGGCCAATGACAAATTCACTCATGACATGCGGATCTCATTCCCGTCAGATCTAAAAACGATCAGGACTAACTGGCGGTTGTCTCAGGAGATGTTTGGTATAGATCCAAGGTACGCCATATCGTTAAACAAGAAGGACGTTGTCCGGTATCAAAAGCTATACCCCAACATCATCATTGTTTTTGATATAGACATACCGAATTACAAGGAAGTTCACTGGTCTGACCTAACCAGAATAACTAGGTTGATAACCCGTGATCTTGCAAAAGAGCACACATATAAACAAAGGGTAGATGACTCGTCGGGTAACGCTAAATCAAGCTACATATTCGACTGTCGATGGTTCCCAATATTGAGGAAGTAGGATGTTGTTGAAGAAAGAAGAAGTTGAAAAGATGACTCAGGTTCAGGGTCTTGTTAGATTTGATGATCAGCAAGTGGCAAGTGTTGCAGGCGTTCATGTTCAAACCTTAATTAAAGCTAAAAACAGGAGTGGCAGCTTGAGCAGAAGCACCATCAACAAGATAAAGGAGTTTATTATCCTTTACGGCGAGAAGGCGCTTAAAACTAAAGTGACTGAAGCGGTCTCAGAGCCAGTAGCAACTGCAAAAGAGGACATGGTAAACAGTCCTGCTCACTACTCAGAGAGCGAAATTGAGTGCATTGACGCAATGGTTGCAGCCTTTGGTATTGAGCGTGTTCAAGACTATGCAGCGATTGCCGCCTTCAAGTATATTTGGAGACAGAACAAGAAGTGGAACCCCATCGAAGATAGGGAAAAAGCTTTGTGGTATATGCGATTCTCAACAGGCGATGACCCACGCCTTGACAATAAAGTTTAGGTCAGGGTACTCCTATACCCAGTAGCGTGTTCCCGTCCGCGTTGACCGACAGGCGGGGCTAATTAGACCAGAGCAGAAACCTAACTGCTCAACATCAGGGTTCCCGTCCTCTGGGTCGCAGGCGGGGTTAGACCAGGGGCTCTCCAATGTCCCATTAGCGTGTTCCCGTCCGCGTTGGTCGATAGGCGGGGCTTAGACCAAGACAAAATAACCAGAGGAAGCAAAGGTGAAAACTAAAAGAAAGTTTTTTATAAAAGTGTCAGTAACAAAAGATGCTGAGTTTGTCGTTGAAGCAAAGACTCAGGAAGAGGCGCTAGAGACCATAAGAAACGGTGGCGACATGAGTATTGTAGATATGTGGGGCGAACCCACAATCACAGTTAACAACATTCGCGAGGTGCCTAGTGAGTGATTTATTTTTAAAGTCTATTCAAGGCCAGATCGGGTACGCACCTTTAGCGCCTCCGCCAGAAGCATTTATTAAGAAAAAAAATAAGAATGCAATAAGCGAAATGTACATTGGCATCATCCTTCGACACAAAGAGCGCGGTTTGAGTTATATGCAGATAGCTAGGGACGTTAACCTTCCCTACCACACAGTATATAACGTTGTTCGCAGGCACAGAGCCGAGAGGTATTCTCAATGAGGGCGCTGTTGTTTGTTGCGTCTTTGTTTTGCGTAACTGTTGCCAGTGCTCATGTCCACAAATGGACGGTTGTGGAAAATGATGATAGTAAAGAGGGCAAATGTACATTGATTTGCGACTTTACAGGCCAAATTCACATAATAAAGCTGGTTGGTGAGGATTGCCCGTAAAGGCTATTTTGTTCTTCCAACGTTGCGATCATAAATTTTGTTAAACCTAGCTTGTTGATCGGCAATATCCTCGTACATTTTTTGCTCAATTGTAGCGGCTCTAATTGCTGTCTCTGGAGATTTATCAGCCATTCTCCTAGCGGCGGCTCTTCTTTTCCTTAAAGCTTGAAGTCTTTTTTCTGTGCTAGACAACGTTGAGATCATAGATAAATAAATTGAGTTTTCTTTTCGGTAGTCGATTCTTTCTCTTCCCCGTAAAGAATCAATCCTAGAGGATTTTTGCTGTATTTTTTTGCGTCGCTCGTAATAATCTGATTGGCTTTGCCGCATATCCGGCTCACCCTTGATGCGCCTAAAGAATGGTATTTCTTTAGTCTTTAACTTTTCGCCCTTGCTCCACTTGTCGAAAGCGTCCATGTTTCTTAGGCCAAATGTTCCAGCCCCGCCAAACATAAACTCTGTCATGTGTTCTAATGTGTCTGGCGATATATCAACCGCCCCTGACTCTTGCTCATTACCGTTAAATAGTTTGTTTAAATTTTCAGCAACGCTAATAAAAGGCGCTCTAGTGGAACCCATATGCATCTGCGAATCAGGCAACTCTGTGCCAAAACCTACGTTTGTTCTGTAGATGGGAGAACCAAAGAAGTTCTCGTTGGACATAATCTCTATAGCAGGCTGAGAGATGGTTGGGAACGCCGAAGCTGGCCCGAAGCCGATAGGAGAGAATGACCCAGCGAATGCGCTTAATACGTCAGCAGAACCCCTTGTTACAGACAAATTGCCCTTAGCAATTTCATAGGCTGTTTGACCTACAACGTGAAAAGTGTTGTACCCATAAGGTAAAGGAATCGTGTAAAACTCCTTTCCGTTTTCAGCCATGATGACCATGTTTCGCTCTTTGACATAGTCAGGTATCTCGGAATAATATGAGCGCCCCGTTTTGGGGTTCTCCTCACTTTCTTCCTCTCCCCTCATGGCAGACAACGCACCCATCATGATTAGGCCGCCTACTGCACCCTGCTTGACTCTACTTGCCTCTTTACTAAAAGGGTTGCCTGTTGGGCCAAATAGTCCTCTAGCAAAGTTTGCAGTACCTTGAACGCTTGCGTTAAAGAAAAGGAATGTTGCGTTAAGAACGTCACCAGCCATACCCTTTCGGTTAAAGTTAATCGTCAAGTTTTTAGCTAAGCTTGCCGCTGTCTTTACTGCTTCAGCCCTTGGTACGCCAGAATTTAGCATCTCATCTCTGGATGCCTTGAATGTTGCAAGCCGTACAGCGTTTTCTACTGCTGAGTTAGAGTCTTCAATAAAGTCTTTAACCGAGTTAAACCTACTTTGAAAGTTGCCTTTAAACGTGCCATTCGCCATGTCAACCATAGACTGAATGCTTTTAATTTGATCCTCTGGAGGGCGCGAGTGGAACCAATCAGCTTTTGCGCCAGCTTGCATAAACTCTAAAAAGTCAGCTTTATCTTGAGGACTCATCCCTGTAACAAAATCGGTTAAGCTTCCTGTCTTTGGGTTGTACCGGCGAAGTCCTTTGTAGAAAACGCCCATAGAAGGGACAACGTCAAGCATGACTTTACGGACTAGCTCTTGATCCCTAGCCTTGCCCTGAGACATATCTTGCTCACCAAGGATGTTAAATATTGCCGTCTGCACATCGCGAGAAAAGTTACCAATAACAAACTCTGGGTTGAGAGATGTATTGACCATAGAAAGCCAGCGGTTAACTACGCTAAACTTTTGCAGCAGTCCGTCAACAGTTCCTACGTCAAAAGAGATAACGGCATCTCTCATTCTTTTGTCAGTTATTTCTACATAAACCTGTTTACCGTCAACTTTGACTCCAATTAAATCGTTGTCCATTGTTGGGGATAAAAAGTCTGGCTTAACAGTAATTAACTGCAAAAAGTCTTTTCTGCTATAGCCTTCTGGAACCTCCGTAAACTTTTGACCCTGCATATCTGGGTCTTTTCCAACATATGTATATTTCTTCTCAAACCCTCTAGACATTCTTGGATCGTCAGGAGAAATAACGCGCCAAAACGAGTTGTCAGGCGAAGATTTAACTAAGTTTACTAACCTTTGACCAAACTCTTTGTTCTTTATGGAGCGAACAATTGCTCGTTCCGCGTTGAGCATTATGTGTCCAAGAGGAGACTGAGCGGCAGATTCTCGCCCCATAGCTCTTAAAGACTCCTTACCCTTAGTGCTTAGCCCACTAGAGGTAATTACCGACTCAGCGTAATCATCTTCAATTTCTTTGCCTCTCAGCGGAGCGTAATACTTGTAGGCGCTGTTAATAACGTCAGCATTTTCTCTAGAAATAAGACCACCCGCCACGGTAGTGTTCATTGTTTCTCTTACTATTTGATCAACATCTTGAGCTACATCTAAAAACTTTTTAGCTTTGCTGTTACCGCCACTCCATGTTCCTGTAGAATCGTTCCATGTCATGCCATAACGATTTCTCATTCTGTCTTTGACAAAGCTATCAGTTAAAGGTTCACCCGTCTTCAAGGAACCAGACCCAGGGTTAACTTCTGGATCTCGCTGCGAGTCTCTTAGGTTTATGGTCTTGTTGCGCTCAATAGCGTGTCTCAAGGTAAGAAACTCGTCTATATCGTTAAGGTCTAATCCATTTTTGGCTATTTTGTTTGCAAGAGGCTTCTTTCTGTTCTCTTCAAACTCTTGACCAGCAAACCCAATCTTACCAGGAACGCTTTCTTCGCCCCTGTATGGTGATTCTTCTTCTGTAAGAGGCTTTAAGCCTAATCCTTTACGCCAATCGTTGATTTGCTTCTCAACATTCTTTAAACCAACAAGCTTGTCTTGTATTTGATATACAAACTTGTTGCCAAGAGTATGGCTACCAGACTGAATAGAAAGCGGAGTAGCCCCATCCAACATCTCTTGCTGGGCTACAGCTAATTTAATTTCTGGGTTTTGATCTGCGGCCTGTATTATTGACCCTTCTGGGTTCCGTTGAGCAAACTCTTCTGCGGCTTGTTGCCCTTCCTCGATTCTTGATGCGAGTATCTCTGTATTAGGCGTTGCATCGCTAGACTCCCTGCCTGCTTCGCGTCTTTTTCTAAATCTTTCGAGTTGTCGTTTTGTAATTTCTGAAATTGTTTCATTGGTTGATGCTCCTCGGTATCCAGCCTCTTTGGCTGAGTTAATCATGTAGAACCATCTCATTGCTTGTAGAGATGCTGGGTCGTTGGTCTTGCCAGAGATCTTGTCGTACTCTTCCTTAAAAACTGTAGAGAACTCTTGAAACAGTTTGTCCTCATCTACAGTCACAGGAACGCCTGTGTTCTTTTCAAACAGCCCTTCAAAGTAGCTGCGAATAAACCTAGATTCCCATACGTCTATTGTCGTGTATCGTGAGTCGCCCGTCAAGTTTAGAGTGTAGGAGCCAATCTTCTTACCAAAGATAAACATCCTCGGTATAACCTCATCTTGTCCTGTCGCTTGCTTTACAAGAGACTTTATCGCGCTCATGCCAGACACATTACTTTTGTAACCCATCTGCCTATTAAACTGCTGAAGCTCTTTTGCTGTAACGCCTTCACGAAGGTAATCAACAGCAGCTTTAACTGGATTAGGTCTATTTGAAAACTGTTGAATTAGCGAGTCAAAAACCTTTAGCGACATAGCTTTAGTTGGAGCGGTTGTGCCTGAAATTTGAAAAGGAGAGCTTGCTACAACACGGTTACCTTTGGGGCTTAGACCTAACTCAATGTCGTTAAGGTTACCTTTCTTCTTGTACAATTCAAAAAGATTTAGAGCATCACCTACGTTTGCAGATAGCACCGTGGCTGGAGATGTAAGGCCATTTGACACTTGATAAAACAACATATCGTCATCAGTGATTGTTCCATAATCTCCCTCAAGGGCCGCCTTAATTGCCCTCATATCCTCGGCATAATAATCCGCATACTTAGGATTCTTTGATACAAACGTCTGAATATCCTTGATAGCCCTTTTTGAGGCCGTTCTTACTTTGCTTGGATCTACTGTACCTTTTACCTCAGACATAACTTTAGGCCAGAAGTTTCCAAAGAACTCTTCTTCTACCGCAGAGTTATAGTCTGCATACTTTGTTTTTGCTCTTTCAACTAAGCCTTCTATAGGGCTGGACGATTTAGCCATCATTATGTTTGAAGAAGATACGGTTGGGTCTTCAACGACCTCTGCACTTTCTTGAGCTTCTTCAGGTAAAGGGGCAACCCTATCAAAGGTCTCATCTATTTCTCTGCCAATACCTCTTTCAGGGACGGCTTGTAGGCCTTTCTCTAATGCTTTTAAGGATCTAATTTGACCACGCTTTCTGCCGCCAATTTCTCCAGATTCAAGCCTATCAAGAACACTCTCAAAGGACTGAAACCCTGTTCCGTTTAATGCATTTCCAGTTTTTTCAAAGAAGTTAAACATTCGATTGATGAGGCTTCTTGGCTTACCAGATATTAACGATCTATCTTTTCTTGCGTACCTAACAAACTCAGCAACAGCCTCTTCCATTTGGCTGACAGGGGGCAGGTTGTCATAACGCCGTTGAGCGTTGTTATAAAACGTCTCGTTGCCTGTGCCAGGGAATATTTTTTTCTTAACGGCGTTTTCTAAAAGCCGCCACTCAGCATCTTCCCAAAGATCAAGGTCTCTGACAGCGTGAACCACTTCGTGATCAAGAATCTCAGCTAATGCCGCCTCTCTTGCTTCGGGACTCTCGTCCCTAGCCATCATATTGGCCCTGTCTAAAGCAAGAAATGTAGTTCTTGGAGAGGAGTTGTAATACCCAGCAGCCGTTTTAACGACATCTGTCTCAGATTGGTCTCCTTCTAAGATTAGCTGACCATCTCTAGTAACAGGCCCATACTTTAACGCATCAAGCACCCTTAACCTGACATCGTCTAGACCAAATCCCTTTAAAGTCTTTGACAGTTTTTGCTCTAACTTTTGAGCCTCTTCAGAAACATTCTCTTTGTAAGGCTCGATTTCAAACGTTGGTGGTTGAGGTGGCGACGGAAGCATAGTCAGTGCTGGAACAGTATCGTCAGCTTGCACTACGCCAGAATTTTTTAATGCTTTTTGCAAAGCCGTGGCAACTACTCGCTTACGCTTCTCACTAGAAACATCAGGAAGCTGCGATTCAATATTTGCTACAGTCCCATCACCTGTTGCGGTCACATAGGTTAAGGCTTCGTTGTACTGCCTTCTTGTAAACGACTTGGGCCTAAAGTCAGGCAAAGATGCGGCAGCATCACCAGGGATGATTGGAAGCTTTTTTAATTCACTAACAAGAAACAATCTTTGTGACGGGGACATCTTGCTAACATTTGACTCGTTAACTATTTGCTCAAAGGCATAGGACAGTTGAGGAGAGTCAACGTCAGAGACTATGTTTTTTGACTCTAAGACAGACTTTATCTCAGCCTTAGTAGATCTATCGTCTTGATATTCTTTACGTCTACGGGCCGCCTCCGCGCCCACAGAGCCAAAATCAGTAATACCCTCTGAAGCGTCAGGTTCTTTTGCTCCAACTAACACATCAAAAACTTTAGGATACTTGTCACCAAGTATTAACTTAGCTTCTCTTTGAGTAAACTCAGCTTTTTCCGGCTGTCCATTTTTTCGTCGCTCAAAGTTTATTTGTTGGGCGGCGGTCATATTAGACAGCGGTTTGTATATCTTTTGACCACGATCAGTTAAAGGAGGAACCCCATACTGTTGCTGATGCAAAGCATCAATACTCAGCCCTTCAACAAAGTTAGATCCAAAGCCAGTTGTGGTGTTTGCGGCCTCATTCAAAACTTCCGCTGTAATTGTGTGGCCTTGAGGCCTTACAAGCTTTTGCCCAACCATGAACAACGATTCGGACTGTTGAGGGTTGTATGCATCTGGAGCTAAATCCAAAGAGTCGATTACCGAATTGGTAATGTTCCGATTAATAAGTTCTTGGTTTAGGTTTGATGCAAGGTGGGCTGCGGCCTCGTACTCGACAGCAGATGACCCATACTCTTTGCCATCAATAGAATGTACAACTTTATATTCATTTTTATATTCATTTCTAGCGCCTTGCCGCGTTGGAACTTGCTCTGTAACTTGCTCTGTAATAACTTTAAAATCA